CCAGAAGACAGTCCGCCCGTTTCCCCATCACGAGCATCAGAAATACGCTTACGGATGCTATCGAGTCTTTCTCTTGCATCGGCGTAGTCAAAAATATCCGCCATCATCGGATTTTTAATGATTTCTTCGATAAAGGCAAAATGCCTGCCCTCAAAATCACTTAGTCGACGCTCTGTATCCTCGAATTTTTTCGCCTCTGCTTCAAGCTCATCTATCTCCTTGAGCATGTCTTCGGTCATTTGTTGGCGCATGCCAAATGAGCGGCTATTCCATTCTTCCTCTGCTGTCCGCAATCTCTCCTCGTCGTCTTCAATATCGTCGAATTCATTCAAGTACTGACGTTTTTCAGCTCCAGTTAAGTCATCCCAGTCCAACATTTCGGTCGGGATGTTTATGGGTTCGCCTCCCCTATATCCCCTGACTTCGCGGCCAGAAGCAAGTCCTCGTGTTCTACCTTTTTTAAGGGAATTGATGTCATCCTTGATTTCTTGGATATCATCAAAATCATCGCTATCTGGGTCAACTGCTCGCTGAAGCCGAGTCGCTTCCTTCAGAAGTTCAGAGGCCCTCGTCTTAAACTCGTCGCTATCCCTATCCATGTCGTTGAGTTTTTGTGACTCGTCTACCAGGTCTTCGTAGGAATTTATCTTTCGTCCGGAAGAAAGTTTTCCACCATCAATAGAGTCAGATGTTTTTTCTCTAACAGAGGCGATTTCTCCCTCCATATGAGCTCGTGCCTGCTCCCAATCACCTGCATTAACAAGTTTCTCAAATCTTGCCCGTGACTTATCTGTCGGACCTACCAGGTCAAGATTTCCTTCTTCTTTTGCATTGGCAATAATTTCGTCAAGTTCATCCATGAGGCCCATGTATGCGCGTTGCCGACCCCTGAAAAAGTCGCTACCAGGCCTGACATCTCTATCGCCAACACCAATCAACCCATCGTTGATTTCGTTGCCCTTGACTCGTTTCCTTAGGCTGCGAAGGTCCTGTTGTACAGGCTTCCAAACCGCAAGTCTTTCTGCTTCGCTCATTCGCTTACCAGAAGAAAGTGGCTTTCCTTCTTCACGGAGCTTTGCCATATGGCGCTGTTCAGCCTTGCGAATGTCAATTCTCTCAACACCAAGTTCGTCAGCAACTTGCTGCAGCGTTTCGCCGCCCATACGACGTTCATAAATTTCCTTATCGGAGGGCATTTCTCTCGGCGTCCGAGCCTTACGGTCACGCTTCCCAGAGGAAAGCGGTGTTGGCTCTCTGTCCTTGAGCGAACTACGAACTCCGCGCTGCGGGTTGAGACCAAGATTGTCGAGCGTCTGGTTCATTGCGTCGACGTCTTCACGCGTCCATGACGAAGTGTTGGGACGCTTTTCGTAAACTTGTGTCTTTAGTGCTTCTTCTATTCCAGCCCAGTTGTCACTACCTTCTTTTGCATTCGCATCGATGTAGCGTGAAACTGCATTGGCGTAATCCATGTACCAGTCCGCATAGTCTGTCGACGACTTCTTCTTCTCATCGAATGCTGCTGGACGCTTTCTTGTGTCGTCGCCGTTCCACATGAGGCGTGACTGATTGACACCAAGCTTACGGCCGCGCAGATAGTCGGAACTCTTTCCTTTATCTGCGTTGTAGCGAGGGACCTCTTCCCAGCCAAGACCCTGAGAAATCCACTGCTCAGCGATATCTTCTTGGAGTTTGCGCTTTGCCATCTCGTCAGGATTCGGGAACTTTGCTTCCATGTCTGCAGAACGGTCTGCGTGGCGACGCTCATTACGCTTACCCGAAGAGAGTTTTTCTGTATCAGCAAGTTCTGCTCGCTGCCTCATCTGTCTCTTGGACGGCTTTGGAGAGTTCACGGAACCAGGTCCGAAAGGAGTTGGGTCTGGCTGCTCCCACGGCGTGCCGTCGCCAACCATGCTGTTTAGGTTTGCGTCTTCAACCGTTCTTGGGTCCCAGCCTGGAGGTGGGTTTATGCCAGAGCCGCGAGAGCGTCTGCCCCTTTTCCCGCCAAGATTTGGTCTATCAATTCCGCGACTTGCTATTGCTCTGCCGAGACGTCGGCCAAGAGCTTTTTCTTCGATGCCTTCAGTCTCTAATTTTTTTTTTAGAATTCCGTAAGCGGAAATAGAAGCTACCTGAATCGCATCCTTTGACTCCTGGTCGAGCGGGGAGTTGATAACGATTCCAAATTCGTTTACATGGGTGTCGATTCTGTGATACTCGAAGACTGGGTCGAGAATGCTTTTTACTGTGAATGCATCTTCTGGATTTACTGGAATTACGTATGACGCATTGTGTGCAAGGAATGGGTCGAGACCCTTTTCTGCAAGCTCTTGTTCTTCGATTCCCCACTCCTCGAGCGTCTTGTATTCCTTACGCTTCTTGCGGCGCTTCTTTACAACGTTTCTGAAAGCACCAAGAATGAATTCACCTGGATACTTTGCTTCGACATCTTCGACCATTTTGACTTCGTCTTCGTCGAGCATGTCGTTGTATTCTTTTTTGCCAAATCCAACAACAACACCGTCAGGGATGATTGCGAATCTGCACTTGCCTTCTGGTTCAACATTCAATGCAAGAATCTTGCACTTGCCATTTCCCTGGTACAGAACGCAATTTGCGCACTTTACACCAATGTCTTTGACTTTGTTCTCTGCTGGTGGGTAGTAGCCAGCCCATATGCCGTCACCATCTTCATCGAACTTTCCGTACTTGCCGGCGATGCGGACAAGCGATTCTGCGAGTTCACGCTCTTCGGCAACAAGCTCTGGCTTCTCCTTGCCCTCTCCGCCTTCGTACTTGACTGGCGGCAATGGAACGATAACCATTCCACCGTTTTCTGGCTTCATTGCAACTGGCATCGGCATTGCTGGGTTAACAACTTGTGGCTTATTGTCGCCAGTAGGCTTTGCGGAAATTCCTGGCATTGGCGCTGGGCCAGATGGCATTGTGGGCTTCGGCTGGTCAGCTTCTAGTAATTCTGGCTTACCAAACATGTACTCGCTGCCAGTGAAGTGGTAGCCAATTCTGAACTTGCCCTTACCTGGCTTAACAAAAATTACCGAATTCTCTGTCGCCTCGACGACCATGACCGGTCCACCAGCGCGACGCGAAAGCTCGGCAACTACTCCAGCAAGTTGCGGCCCGCTAATTCTCTGCGCGATTCCTTCGTCGAAGAGACCTTCACCTGACGGTTTACCAGCGGAAGGAGCACCAATAACAAGCGGCATCATTCCGTGCATCTTCTCTTCATCGCTCTTTACCGAGATTGTTCCAGTCAACTGATTTGCGCCATGGAGAACTGGAGAGACTTCATACAGTTCTACTTCGTAAAGGACATTTGCCTGAAGATTCTGGTCGAACTGTGAGCGAAGCGTCTTGTAGCCAATTGACCACTCCTGCTCTTCGCCAAAGAAGGCGACATTGGCAAAGGCCTCACGACCCTTTTCCGACTGAAGGTTGAACTGCACCTTGGCGTATAGACCGCCAATGCCGGCCATCTTCATCTTCATTGGAAGACGCGGGTCGTTTACGGGTACTTCATAGATTTCAAGAACTTTGCCGATTGGGTCATTCCAGTTGTGGCCCCAAACTACGCGCGGCTTGCGCCGCTGAAGGCTTTTTGCGAACGCGCCAGTTGCACAAATATCACCAACGGAGTCTTTATTTCCAATGCCGGCAACGAAGCACTCGACTATTCCCTGCGCCTCATCAAGATTGATTTGGCCGTTAGACGCCTTGTACTGAATGTTGCCAAAATTCGAAGAGGACATGGGACTCCTTGGTCGTCATAAGATATTAAACGACTAATAAATCAATGCACTGCAACTATCAGGACAAATGCAAAATAGTTTCAGTAAACTATATTTAATTAAATCTACACCCGGTTTACAGATATTCGCCGAACTTCCAAGCGCGGCGTGATTCGTCGTGAGCAACTTCAAGTCTTTTCTTCGCCATTAAGTTTGCATACAAACTATTGACCCCAGACCTGAACATGGATGCACGCTCTTCCTCTCCGGCTATGCCAAAGGAATTCATCATCATGTTTGACATGGCATCAAAATTCTCTGCCGTGATGCTCTTGATTCTTTGCATCTGGGATTCAACCTGGGCCTCAAGGTCCGACTGATTCATTTTTCTTTCAGTATTTATGGCCTTGACCGAGTAATTGTCTTCTCGAGACTTGTAGGAGTCTTGGATGATTGCGGATATGACCGGGCGAATATCTTCATCCATTTGCTTATCCCAGACATCTGTGTCCAGTATTGAGTCAATCTCTAGGGTCCCAGCAAATAGGGCCTTTCTTGCTTTCGCCCCACTGGCTTTTTCTAGAACGACACGCTGCTGACGCTCAAGTACTCGTTCGATGCTTCTGTCAAGTATTTCTGTCCATCTGTCCAGTTCTTGTTCGCGCTTCTCGACCAGGGCTTGCTTGTACTGCATTTCTGGTGACTCTGCAGACGTAGCGCCTCCAGGTATCGGTGCCGCAGTTGTTGCGATTGCTGGCATTGCTTCGGGCGGGATGGTGCTTTGTGCCAACTGCTCTTCTGTCGGCGCGGCTGGAGGCATTGGGGCCTCTGGTGAAGCAGCAACTTCCGCCATTGCCCCTTGCATCGTGTTCGGGTCCAGCGGCGGCTCGCCAGGAAGTGGCGCTCCTGGCATCGGTGGCTCTCCAGGAACTCCTGGCATTGGCGGCATACCCGGAACGGCACCCGGAATATCCACGGCTGGTTTGTCTTCCATTTTCTTCTTGGTATTCGCAATTGGAATCAGGTTTGGGTTCATCAACAGAGAGTCAGCAAGGTCTGCTTCCACTTCTTTTCTTCCAGAGCCAATTCTGTATTCGTTGTTGCTAATCAGTCCAGCTTGGAACTCTTGCATAAGGTAGCGCTCGCGCTCTTGCTTATAGAGTTGGAGGATAGGCACTTCACTTGTATCAAAATCTACGTAATAGGTATCATCAAGCTCATCAAGAGCTCTTGCCAGCGGCTCGAGATGCGGAAGCATCGTCTCCATCCAGAAGACACGAATCTCTTCGCTTGCGTTACTAAACGTCCTTCCAGCAGCATTTCCAATCACCGACTCGGGGACGCCGAAAGATGCAAGGATTTCTTCTTTTGTTATTTGGCGCATCTGCGAGTAGTTGACATCGCGTGGAGAGGCAGATGTATCTACATAGTCCACGCCATCATCAGCAGAGATAACTGTCGTCATTCCTGCCTTGCCAATATTGCCCCTAAACCTATTACGCAACTCGTCTTTATCGTCATCATCTATTTCGCCACGCAAAACAAGAAGACCGCCAGGTCTTCCGTCGTTCATCAAATAGTTTCTGTTATACAGTTTTGCAAGGTTCTCAATTTCAATTGCAATACCAGCTGACTCCAATGGAGTGAGAGATAGGTATGGGTCCAACGGGTGTGGTCTACGAATCCAGCAAACATCCTCTGGCTTCATGATTATTTTTTGACCGTGGGGCATTTGAACTTCGTATCCAGAAACAAATTTCTTTGGGTCCGGAATTGGAGCAGTTGATTGTGGGGGAAGTAGGTTCAGACCAATGATGCTTCCATCACGACCGCGAACCTTCTCTATGAAAACTCCGCGTGTTCCAAGAAGCAGCTGAGCGGACATTCTGTAACGGAAGATGAACGCATTCTCTCCCTCGTTTGCCTTCGTATTCAAGACTTCAAGAAGGGAATAGTTTTTCGCTTTATTCCCCGTGAGGATTTCGCCATCTGGCGAATTATCTTTGCGAAGGATTACTGGAAGGCGTGCTTGGTTCCCGGCAATCGCGTCGATACAGCGTGCCACCCAAGTGACCTTCTGCATTCCTTCTCGGTAGGCGCGCTCAACATCCCAGGAATCGCGATATGGCCTTCCGGCAAATCCAGGGTTCTGCGCTACCGGCGCGCCAGGTCCAAGCGCCTTGGCCTGAGCGTTATTGAGAGATTTATTACTCGATGAATTCCACGCCATATTTACTCAAGACCCAATAGATAGCCGAATAGACCACATGCAACACCTGCCACGATTAGCCCGGCAGGAGGGAATATTAATGCCGCACCAATACTGGTAAACAGTATAAACGAAATCATGAACAAGTTAGCGAAGGTAGAGCGGTTTGCCGCTGCCTTGAGCCTTAAACGAGTTTTTGTCAACCACGGCAGGAATTTCGGCATATCTCCTACAGTAGCGCATAAACCTGCTTAACTAGATTAAGAGGCCGAACTTATATGACAAAAAACTGGAACGAGGTTTACGAGTATCTTCAACCGAAGATGCCTCCGTTCTGCCCGGAAGAACCGTCAATAAATCAGAAAGTTTTTCTGAGGACGAATTCAATCGAGGCCCTTTTCGGTGGGGCTGCTGGTGGAGGGAAAAGCTCTGCGTTGCTAATGTCCGCATTGCAGTATGTGGACATCCCAAATTATTCTGCGATTCTCTTTCGTCGCACATTTGCTGACTTGTCTCTTCCTGGAGCGCTTATGGACCGCTTCAAGTCGTGGATGTCCAATTATGATGATGTCCACTGGAACGCCAACAGCTTCATGGCCACCTTCCCATCTGGGGCCAGAATCTCATTCGGATATCTGAACAACACTGGGGACTACCTCAGATACAAAGGTTCGGAGTTCCAGTTCATTGGTATGGACGAGGTGACGGAAATTAGAGAATCTGATTACAGGTACCTCTTCTCCCGTCTGCGTCGCCCCTCTAGCGGCCCGCTTTCTCAGGTCCCCTTGCGGATGCGGGCGGCCTCAAACCCGGCACCGAACTGGGTTAGACAGCGATTTATTGTCGAAGGAAAAAAAGAAGGCCGTATTTTTGTTCCGTCAAAATTGACCGACAACCCAGGAATTGACGCAGTTTCCTATCGTCAGGCCCTCCAAGCCCTTGACCCGATTGAGCGTAGAAGGCTGGAGGAGGGCGACTGGTGGAGCACGACCCTAGGCACGCTATTTGACAGAACGTCCATGGTTATCATAGATTCTGCAGAAATACCCCAGATTTCGTCAATGGCCCGAGCCGTAAGGTTCTGGGACTTGGCGGCGACCGAACCCTCACATTCAAACCCAAATCCCGACTATACGGTGGGGACCCTAATGCTTTTCGACCAGGGAATCGCCTATGTTTTGGACGTAAAACGGGCTAGATTAAGGGGTGAGAAGGTTGAGGAACTCATCTCTAGAACCGCTTATGAAGATGGCCATGGGGTCGCGATTCGTATGGAGCAGGAACCCGGCTCGTCGGGCAAGGCCCTTATGGACCAGTACGCCAGATATGTAGTCCCTGGGTACGACTTTGAAGCAATTCGCACCACTGGGGATAAGGTGACGAGGGCTAGACCGCTGGCCGCCGCCGTGGCCAATGGGAATGTCCGCGTAGTACGGGCTCCTTGGCTGTCCGACTGGCTGGATGAGTTCTCGTCGTTCCCGGAAGCCTGTGACCATGATGACCAGGTGGACTCCTGTGTCGGAGCCTTTACGCATTTGACTGGTCTCGGGTTGCCGCAAAGAGGGCGAGTCGCTATAGTCATCTAGCAATATCACTGCTATTCAAGGAATATTACCTAATGACACCTGAACGTATCGATGAGGTTCGCCTCTACTTGCTCAATCTCTCCCGAGAGCTTGAGGCTTACATCGCAACAAACCCAAAGGCAGAAGATGCCTGTTCTGTTCTTTTTGAACTCAACATGGCCAAGAGGGAGATGTCGATGATTTACGACGACTTCGCGGCTTCTGTTGGGAACATGATTGAGAACAACAAGGAAGTAAAAATCGAAGGCAAGGGCCTTATCGAAAAGAAAAGTTCATACGAGCGTCGAGCATGGCAGCATAAAGACCTGGCAAGCGCAGTCGCGTCGAAACTTTCCCGAATGTCTATCGACATGGACACCGGAGAAGTACTAAAGACGCCAGAGGAGGTTGCCATTCAAATCCTCGATTACGTCCAGCCTTCTTACTGGAGAGTGAAAGAGTTGTCCAACATCGGAATCAATGCAGACAACTACTGCGAAACTGGAAATCTCAAAACAAGCATCATCGTGCGAAAGGAATCCAAGTGACCACCAACGGAATCTATTCAAATCTGTCCGAGCCGTTTCCGGATGAGATGGAGCGGACGGTCACGAAGAGTGGCACCACTCTTAAGTACATCCCTGTCAGCGAGGTCATTAACCGTCTTAACAAGGTGCTCGGAGTGGATAAGTGGTCATTCACAATCGTTCGCTGTGAGCGCGACGCGACTGACCCCGACTTTGTCGTTGCCCATGTGCGAATTGACTGGTACATGGAGGATTTAGTTTGCATTTCCCGCGACGGGTTCGGTGGCCAAAAAATCAAGCGTAACAAGCAGGGTGGAATCCTTGACCTCGGAGATGAGTTCAAGGGAGCAATCTCTGATGCCTTGAAGAAAGCAGCACAGACGCTCGGCGTCGGTCTCTACCTTGCGCGAAGCGAGGATGCCATTGAAATCGAACAGGTAATTGACTCAGAAGCAGAGGTGAAGGCGATGCAGGCAAATGTTTCTCCAGAAATTTCCACGAAGTGGGATTCTTTTACTGGAATCGCCAAGTCCCTTTCACAGGAACAGCGTGATGAATTGAATCAGTATTGGGCGACGTACAGCAACAACAAGCCTAAGCCAAAGAAAGAAACCGTGACAGAGACGGACCTTGACAAACTTATCGCTGAGGCAACTCGTCTTTCTTTTGGCGGACAGCACGTTGTACTAAATGACAAGTGAGATATCGCCTCCCCCATACTTATCGCCTTCTTCGTTAAGCACTTTCAATCAGTGCCCGCAAAGGTTTAAGTTCAACAAAATTGACCTAATACCAGACCCATCAAATCACTGGGCAGTATTGGGGAATTTTGTGCATGACGTACTGGAGGAAATGTACAAACTTCCACCAGAGATGCGGATACTTGAATCTGCTCGCCTGATTGCAAAAGATATGTGGGACTCAAAATGGGCTGATGAGGCATACCGTGTCTTGCGCACTGACAAAGAAATAAAAGATTTTCGATGGAGTGCATGGTTCTGTATTGAAAACCTGTGGCTTATAGAGGACCCCAAATTAGTTCAGCCAACCGGACTGGAATTTGAGCTGAATGGACAAATCGGTGGAGTTCAGATTCGTGGGTTCATAGACAGATATGGCCCAAGTAAAGATTCTTTGATGCTTACTGTTTCCGACTACAAAACAGGCAAAACGCCAAAAGGTTCGTATGTCGATGAAAAATTTACGCAACTTTTGCTGTACGCGATTCTCCTGTCAAATCTTGGCGTTGGTGATGTGGACAGAGTTGAACTTCTTTACCTAAAGGACGGCGTACGTCTTGAAAAGGTAATAACCACATCGGACATTGAGAAAACAACTGACTATGTACTTGAGACAAAACAAGAAGTTGACGACTGTTGCAAGACTGGGGTGTTCGAGGCACGAACGTCTTATCTCTGCAACTTTTGTAGTTATAAAAAAATATGCCCTGCATGGAGTAAATAAATGAGCCTACTAAACGACGACACGTTCGCTTATTACGTAGCCGAAGAAGTGAAAAATAAGCTGACCCCACTCCACAAGAAAGTATTGATGGAAAAGGAAAACTGGGGTCGATGGAGGGATGCATTGGTATTCCTTTCCAGCGGGTTGCAGCAACAGATTGACGACCTCAGGATGGACTGTGAAGCGGACAAGGCACGGTTCTCTTCGATGGGACAGCGTGGTAATCGCCTTCTTCGCGAAGCAATGAACGCGTATCAGGGGAAAATCAGGAAAGTCACAAGATTCAAGTTTCATGTCGACAAGAGACTTGACGAGGTCCAGTTGATGATTGAGAGTGGCGAAGCCTTAGTCAGAGACGGGTGGGAAGAAGTTGAGTTTCTCAAGAGGGCAATTGCCGAGCATCGCTCAATGTTGAGAGACTACGACCTTGAAGAAACATCTATCGACAGGGCGCTGTGGGCCGCTTTGGACAATAGGTGGGAGTTCGACAAAGTAGATGTTGATAACCTCTAATCATGGAGCGTAAAAAACCCATTAAACGGGGGAAGCCGCCAAAGCAAAAGACCCCACTCAAGAGGGGCGCTCCGCCCAAGAAGCGCAGCAAAAAGATGGAAGCCGTCTACGAGAAGAGAAGACCTTTTGTAAAAAAGGTTCTTTCTGAACGCCCGTACTGCGAAGCGTGTTTAGTCTTTGCAAAACATGACGGGAAAACAACATTCATAAAACGCCGAAGCGTTGATGTACACGAGCTTGTTCGTCGTTCGCAGGGAGGCTCAATTCTTGATGAGAACAATGTTCTTGCTGTATGTCGCGAATGCCATACCAGGATTGGAAACAATCCGCAGTTGGCATTTGATTTAGATTTAGCTAAACAAAGTTGGAAAAAATAACTTTGATTTTTTTTATTTGACACTTTCAGTATTTATTTTAGTTGTACTCTTTTAATCCTTAGGACCGTTATAGGTGCGAGGGCCGGGTGCAAGGGCAACGTGCGGCACCCGGTTCTTGCATGTGCAAAATCACCACAATTAATTTTTAATCAGTTTACTAATCAGTATTTATTTTTAATGTTACGATTTTCCCATCTAGCCCATATCTACCCTTAGCGGAAGAAAGGCAGGTGGTCAAAAGGTCTAGTAGCGAAAGCTACGGCAAAGCGACGGCAAGCATCAGCGCCACCCGCCCTAGTAGTACCCGCCGGACCGGCTAGATGTTCGGCGGGTCTTTGCTTTTCTGGATTAGTATCTGGCGAGTGAATATCCTTGCTTTAGACCTTTCTCTCACATCTACGGGATATTGCCACAATGGGGAAACGGGTGTTATTTCTACGAATGAAACTGGCCCCTATCGACTTTGGCTAATAAGAAAAGAAATAGAAAACATTGTTATTAAGTTTTCGATAGATGTAGTTGCTATTGAAGGATATGCCTTTTCCTCACGAAACTCACAAGCTCATTCCATCGGTGAATTAGGCGGCGTAATAAGACTTTTGCTGTGGGAGATTGGGAAACCAGTAGTGACAATACCCCCAACATGTCGCGCAAAATTCGCAACAGGAAAAGGAAATGCTTCTAAAAATGAAGTGATTTCTTCAATATCTGCAAAAACTGGACTCATCTGGGCGAACCCTGGGGCAGATGACAAATGCGACGCATGGGTGATGGAGGAGATGGTCCTATGCCATCTTGGAAACCCGCGGTTTAGTTGGCCCGCGACACACATGGCGGCGTTAGAGAAAGTAG